CACGGTCGGGGGTTTTTTTATATATAGCCATACAACCTGTGCGTGTGCCATGCATAGGGGTCTCATTGGTTGCCTGATTTTTTTTTACTACATAGAGTGCGAAGCACATTATTAGAAGTATGTAACTAAATGTTAGTATATATAGTCGGATATGAATGGTTTCAGAGCCTAAATTCATTATTGCTTTATAAAACAATAAGGAATACAACAATAACTGTTACCAACATTCAATAAAAAATTTTATAAAAAAAATTTTTCAAAATGCAAATAGATTTAGATAAAATAAAGAAGCTACCCCCTGACGTACGTAAAGACTTCATGAAGATGTATCTGAAGTTAGGTGAGGAGAAAAAGAAAAAACTTGCCCAAAAAGATTTCTTAAGCTTCGTTAAACAGATATGGCCTGAATTCATTGAAGGCGAGCATCATAAAGTTATTGCAGATAAATTCAACAAGCTAGCGTCAGGCGAGATCAAGCGATTGATTGTCAATATGCCACCCAGACATACGAAATCAGAATTTGCGTCTACGCTATTACCTGCTTGGATGATCGGGAACACACCTAAACTAAAAATTATCCAAACAACTCACACAGGAGAACTTGCTGTAAGATTCGGACGTAAAGCGAAAACACTAATTGATTCCCCTGAATATCAAGACATTTTTAAAACTAGACTACGAGAAGATAGTCAGGCTGCAGGAAGATGGGAAACCGCTCAAGGTGGAGAATACTTTGCTGCTGGTGTTGGCGGCGCTATAACAGGCCGTGGTGCGGATCTCTTGATTATAGATGATCCACACTCGGAACAAGACGCAATGAACATGTCAGCTCTCGAGAGGGCTTATGAATGGTATACATCAGGTCCACGTCAAAGGTTGCAACCTGGTGGAAAAATTGTTTGCGTAATGACGAGATGGAATACTAAAGACTTAACAGGAGTCTTATTAAAAAATCAAAGCGAACCTAAATCAGATCAGTGGGACTTGGTTGAGTTTCCAGCAATCATGCCATCAGGTGATCCTGTTTGGCCAGGCTATTGGAAACTGGATGAATTAGAATCGGTTAAGGCATCACTATCCGTTGGTAAGTGGAACGCACAGTGGATGCAAAACCCAACTTCTGAAGAAGGTGCAATTATAAAACGTGAGTGGTGGCAACATTGGGACAAAGACGAACTGCCTGCTTTGGATCATGTCATACAATCATACGATACCGCCTTCATGAAAAAAGAAACTGCCGATTACTCTGCAATCACTACTTGGGGTATCTTTCGTGAGAATGAAGATAGTGCTCCACAAATGATTCTACTCGATGCCATGAAGGAAAGATTAGAGTTTCCTGAACTACGAAGAGTGGCTAAAGAACAATATGATTACTGGCAACCTGAAACAGTTCTAGTTGAGGCGAAAGCATCTGGATTGCCTTTGACTTACGAACTACGGAACATGGGTATACCTGTTGTCAACTACACACCATCACGTGGAAACGATAAACATACCAGAGTGAATTCTGTTGCACCTTTGTTTGAATCTGGTAAGATATGGGCACCTACGGATAAACAGTTTGCTCAAGAGGTAATGGAAGAGTGCGCTGCGTTTCCCTATGGTGATCATGATGACTTGGTTGATAGTATGACTCAAGCTGTTATGAGATTTAGGCAGGGAGGATTAATTGGGCACCCAGAAGATTATAAGGATGAACCGACTCCTAATAGAAAATTTAAGTATTACTGGTAAACTATGGCAGATAAAAAATTAGAATCTAAAATTATTAAATTAGATCCATTAACAAAAAAATTAGATGAAGCTGGTCATAGGGGTGGAGTAGGAAAGCTACCAAGAAGTTATGCTAAAACTTTATTAAAACAAGCTAAACCTAAAATTGAAAAATCTTTTAAAAAACCAGATAATAAAACTGGTTCTGGTAGTTTAAAAAAAAGACAGTTTAAAGGAGCAAGAGGAGCACCATTAAGTGTTAAACAAAAATTAGTTAAAATTGAAAAGTTAAGACAACAAAATCAAAAAAATTTACAGGATCCAGTTGTTGTAGATAGATCTATTACAGGTAAAATTAGAAAAGAATATCCTCAAGGACTAGAAAATAAAATGAAACTAACGGCTAGAAAATTAGATAAACTCGAAAAAAATGTAAAAGCAAAATATAGAAAAACTGATACATATAAAAATCTAGATTATAAATTTAAAGGCGGGTTGATTACAGGTAAGCCAAAACTAGCAAAACGAGGATTTTAATGACATTAGGAAAAAAATCAGGACCACCCCCTAAAAGAGGACCCAACCCACAAGGCTTGAATATTAAGAATAATACTGTTAAGACAGTGAAACTGGAGAAATTAAATGGCAGAAATAGACAAGGCTCTTCCAAACGTTGAGCAAACGGTAAACATACCAAGTCCCGATGACATTGAAGTTGCGGAACAAGAAGATTTAGAATCGCAAGGCGATGGTTCTCCTGATGTTCAAGAAAACGAAGATGGTTCGGTAGACATTAATTTTGAACCAGGATCCGTGAATCCAGGTCAAGACGAAGGTCACTTCGCGAACCTAGCAGAATTATTACCAGACGATGTATTAGATCCATTGGGTCATGAGATGTCTGAAAATTACATGGACTATAAATCTTCTAGAAAAGATTGGGAACAATCTTACGTTAAAGGTTTAGATCTTTTAGGATTCAAGTACGAAGAATCAACACAACCATTCAAAGGTGCCAGTGGTGCAACTCACCCAGTTCTCGCCGAAGCCATTACTCAATTTCAATCATTAGCTTATAAAGAATTATTACCATCAGGCGGTCCTGTAAGAACACAGATGGTTGGTATACCGACAGCAGAAAAAGAAGCTCAATCTCAAAGAGTAAAAGATTACATGAATTATCAAATCATGAATGAGATGAAAGAGTACGAAGCAGAGTTTGACCAAATGTTATTTTACTTACCACTATCAGGTTCAGCTTTTAAAAAAGTTTACTACGATGAAGTTATGGAACGAACGGTTTCAAAATTTGTACCCGCAGATGATTTAGTTGTGCCGTACACAGCAACATCATTAGATGATGCAGAATCAATTATTCACGTTGTTAAAATGTCAGAGAACGAATTAAGAAAACAACAAGTCGGTGGATTCTATAGAGATGTAGAAATTACCCCAGGCTCGGAGCATGAATCTGAATCTGAAAAAAGAGAACGTGAGTTAGGTGGTGTTAGTAAAGGTCGAAGCCAAAACATGTTTACCTTATTTGAGTGTCACGTTAATTTAGATCTTGAAGGTTTTGAAGATGCTGGAGAAGACGGTGAACCTACAGGAATTAAATTACCTTACATCGTCACCATAGATGAAGCCTCAAGAGAAGTCTTATCGATTAGAAGAAACTATGAAATCGGTGATAAGAAGAAAAGTAAAATAGATTATTTTGTTCACTTTAAATTTTTACCTGGTCTAGGGTTTTATGGCTTTGGTTTAATTCATATGATTGGTGGACTATCAAGAACTGCCACAGTTGCCTTAAGATCATTATTGGATGCGGGAACGTTATCTAATTTACCTGCAGGATTTAAAATGCGTGGTATCAAGATGCGTGATGAAGGACAACCCATTCAACCAGGAGAGTTTAGAGATGTTGATGCTCCAGGTGGAAATTTAAGAGATGCCTTCATGCCATTACCATTCAAAGAACCGTCACAAACTTTATTACAACTTATGGGTGTCGTGGTACAAGCAGGGCAACGATTTGCATCGATTGCCGATCTGCAAGTAGGAGACGGGAATCAGCAAGCAGCAGTGGGCACGACAGTTGCTATGCTTGAACGTGGCTCACGAACCATGTCAGCAATCCATAAAAGATTGTATGCATCAATGAAAAGAGAATTCAATTTAATGGCAAGAGTATTTAAATTATACATGCCACCAGTTTACCCTTATGATGTTGTAGGCGGTCAAAAAGAAATCATGCAAACTGATTTCGATGATCGTGTTGACATTATTCCAGTTGCAGATCCTAACATCTTTAGTCAGACCCAAAGAATATCCCTCGCCCAAACGGAGATGCAACTGGCTGCCTCAAACCCAGCAATTCATAATCAATATGAAGTGTATAGAAATATGTATGAAGCATTAGGGGTAAAAGATATTGATCTAATATTAATTAAACCAGAAGCACCGATGCCAAAAGATCCTGCACTAGAACACATAGATGCATTGGCTGCAAAAAATTTCCAAGCATTTCCTGGTCAAGATCATAGAGCACATATTACAGCCCACTTAAACTTTATGGGAACAAACATGGTTAGAAATTCACCACCTATATCTGCTGCTATACAAAAAAATTGTCTAGAGCATATTAGTTTAATGGGTCAAGAACAGATTGAATTAGAGTTTAGAGATGAGTTAATGCAACTACAACAAATGATGCAGATGATGCAGAACCCACAAGCAATGCAACAGAACCCTAATTTACAAAATCAAGTTCAAATGATGCAACAAAAAATAGAAGCTAGAAAAGCTGTGTTGATTGCAGAGATGATGGAAGAGTTTATGAAGGAAGAACAAGAAGTTACAGGTGATTTCGGTAACGATCCTATTGCAAAACTAAAAGCAAGAGAACTAGATCTAAAAGCTAGTGATAATTCTAGAAAAGTAAAAGAAGGTGAAGAGAAAATGAATCTAGATAAGATGAAAGCTATGATGAACCAAGGCAACGTTGATGAAAAACTAGATCAAAACGAAGAATTGGCACATTTACGTGCAGATACATCTATTGAGAAAATTATATTAAACAATGCACTAAAACAGGAAAAGTAAATGATCAATAAAAAAGAAAAAAAGACTTTAACAAAACATAAAATACACCATACGGCAAAACATATGGCGCAAATGAAAAAAGATATGAAAAAAGGTGTGAACTTTAAAAAATCACACATTAAAGCTATGAAAAAGGTGGGTGCATAATGTGGTT